TAGGTTGCGCAGACTGTACGCAGCAGAAGATCCTTCAGCAATCTGAAGGAGGCTCTCGCCAACTCTATCCGTGATAGCAGTATGGCCAAGGGAACCCTTTAGGCTAAGATACATATTAGTACTTGTGGCAGATTACTAAACCGCTAGTTACAGCTACTGCGCTGAACTGACCGTAAAGAATTGTGCCTGCACCAATCCCTACACCAGTCAATGCAGCCAGGGACTGGTCAACATTGTTTGCTGTAAGGACAGAAAAGTTAGTATCAGTAACTAACTGAATAGCTCCGTAGCGTTTTCCACTTACGGAATCACCAGCGTTAAGTACTTCTGATCCAGCCGACGAAAATTCTAGTGCGTTGTTTTTTGAGTTAGCCATAATTTTATTATATCACAGGGGTTGTTATCGTGCTTGACGATTTACGTAAGTTGAAAACTTCTTATTAATTGTGTTGTTGTTAGAGCGTAGGTCGATTTTTTCCAGCTCAAGAGCCAGGTAAGTACCGGCAACTTGCTCTTCAGTGATAGCCTTGTCAGTCTGGCCATCCATCCGTAGGAAGTCAGCGTACACTGAATGCGCTAGGTAGAAAAAGAACTCATAGGGGACATCTGTGGATTCCTCAGTAAACGTAGGCAGTTCTTTCTGATAGTTTACAAATACAGAAGTCGAATCATTTGTAACTATATTGATTACGTGCGCTCCATTTGAATCAACGTAGAACTCGTACTCCAATGCGGAGTTACGAAGGAATGGTTGACTACGGTAAATACGCTGAAAATCAGAAATATTATCTAGTCCAGCTTGAACATAAGGTACAAGTCCGTTTGTACCAAGGGTGCGCTCCTCTCCGATTACTGCGTAACGAGGCCAACTTGAGCTAGTCCGATATGCTTCAAATGCTCGCCGATTGACGAACTGTAAAATATTAAGCTTCTCCTCTGCGGTGAAACTACCTACACCCGAAAGTGCTTGCACTAAATTATATAAATCGCTGTAGGTTTTTGTCTGCATTAAATTTTATTGGGGCTGAGTTCTGGGAACTTCTTATTGTAGTACTGCAAAAATTCTTTAGAATGCACAGTCTCTTGACCGTACTTCTTTACCAGTCGAAAAAATTCTCGTGCTGGCATTGTAGCCACTGGCCGTCCTAATGTAGGATGAACAGTTCCTTTCAATTGATGTGCCTCCTTAGCTGCTTGTTGATAGCGATTCTTTTCGGTCGCTCTCTCCAGATCTAGGCTACCCTGGATCTCTTGCATTAAGGCACGATTAATCTCCTCATCGGAGTAAGTATTCGAATCAGGAATAATAATATCCATAAAAAAAAGGCAGGGGGGCTTTCGCCCCCCAACCAGAATTATTTAGCTTGTGCTGACAATCTTGCCGTGAGCACCAGGGTGGTAAACACCGAGGGTCAAAGCGCAATCAACGAAGCCACGGTCGCCGCCACCAAGATTTGGAAGACGAGTGCTGCCCATAGGGATGAGTTCGTGAACACCGTAGTATTCAGGATTCACCAAGTAACCAGCCATTCCAGCAGTACCAGCTTGTACTGGCATACAGTCAGGGTTAGCGTTTACAACAGATACGATACCGTGATCGCTTTGATACAGATCAACGGAAAGCTTGATAGTGCCGCTTTCGCCGTTGTAGTTAACTGCACGAACTGAGTCACCCGATACGCCACCGATGCGAGCGAAGTCGCTGATGTCTTGACGGAGTGCTGTATCAGCAACCAACATAAGGTTGTTGGATGTACCAGTAACCTTGAAGATCGAAGAGATAAGAGAGTTCAATTCGCTTTCTGCGAAATTGCCATCAGTTACGTCAGCGATGCTTGCAGCTGGAGTTTGGAATGTAGCAGGTACGTTACCCGAACCAGCAGCATTTTGAATCCAGTCACCAAGACCACCAAGGCGATTAACTACACCAGCACCGTCTTCGGTTGTCTGAGTGTTAGCTGAAGCAAGACTTGCTTCGATGTCGCGCTTGAGTTCACGAATTGCTTTAGCTTCTGCTTGAGCAATCTTAGCTGGGCCAACGGAATCGACTGCTTCTTGCAGATCGGAAACCATATAGTCCCGGCGGAACTTTTGAACGCGATTGCCAAGGCGAGCGCGGCCAGCGAATTGGTCAGTGAATGCTGTAACGTCAGCACCTTCAGCGATACCAGCAGTGCTGGGAGCCGAGAGAGAGTCAACAGTCCATTCAACCTTAGTTGCGGATGCGCCCTTTTTGTTAGCAGAAGAAAGAATAGGTGTTTCTTCTGGTGCAAGGATTGTCAAGACGTCAGTGAGGTCTTCACGATTAGAGACACCCGAACCGAGGTTTGTAGTGTCAAATGTATTTGAGAATGCCATAATTAGTTATATAGTTGTGTTAATGAATAGGTTAGTGGCGGTTTGCCATTTTAAGTTTTCTTAGGTTGGCGAAATCGTTTGCGCTACCCGTCTCTTTGAACCGAGCCTCTAATTCTTTTAGAGCCTTGGCTGTTTTTCCCATAGACTTTTCTGGTTTGGACGAGGAGGGTGTACCTGTTCTTGGGGGATTTAATTTCACTGATGATTTAGTATTTGCTACTGGCTTTCGTCCATAAATACTATTAGCAGCGTGTGCTAGTAAATATGGCATTTGAGCTTTAACATCAGGGGGAAGATTGGTCATTAATGTATCAACCCGTGGGTCGCTCATAATGGCTTCGTATTGACGACGTGTGTCGTTATCTTCACCTTTCATCCAGGGTAGCTCAGCTTCAGCCTGAGCACTTAGGTGCTCTTGCATTTGAGTGCTTTGCTCAATCGATTGAAGGTTATTCAATTGATCAGGAAGGAATGTCTTCTGTGCTTTACGTGCTTGTAGTAAAGCTCTTCGTACGTCGGCCTTTGTCAGGTCCTTTCCTTCTACCTCGGTTACTACTTCATCTGCGGAATAGCCGTCACTCTGAAAAAGAACATCCTCAGCCCACTCAACAATGTCGTCAACCTCAACAGCTTTCTCTTGCAATTTTTCAATTGTATCAAGATTACTAAAAGGATTGTTTTCGACTTTCTTTTTTGTATCAAGTGGGTTCGGAGCTTTTTTAAGTTCAGCTTCTAAACTAGCTAGACGTTCTTCGGCAGCTTTGCGCTTAGCAGTCAATTCACCGAATCGAGCTACAGCACGGCTACCTAGCTTGTCAGCTAGTTCCCTTAGGTCCTCCTCGGACATATCGTCCAAGTCTAACTGTGAAAGAACATCATCGGATTCCTCGGTTTCCTCAGTAGCTTCCTCGGACTCAACTGATTCTTCAGTTGCCTCCTCAGTTACTTCATCAGTTTCCGGCTCCTCGGTTTCTTCGGTGACTTCCTCTTGTGGCTCTTCAGCCGCAGGATTAAGTTCCCCAAGTCTCCGCATTGCGAAATCCTCGACGGATATATTATTGTTGTCCACTGAATTTTTGTCTGCTTCAGCGTTAGCAGTTTCGATTTCGTCTGTCATATTATTACCACTCATTAACGCCGAGCGAGGGCGATGAGCGCATTATAACATATGGGTTACATTCGATCCGAATGCTTTAATCGAAGCTTATCCCAGCCGGAGATTTGTAGGATCTGATCATATGTAATGATTCGACCAGAAATCTGCTGGATAGTCTCACTTGAGGATTCGTGCATCTCGCTGATAGCTTCTTCACGGAGTTCGTGAACCATCTTAATAAACCGAGCAAAGGATTCATAGCTGTGCAAGCTATTGATGTCATCTTGTATATTCATATTACTTAGCTGCTGAACGCATTAAACCTACTGTCCGTGGACCACGGGACTTGATTTGCTTGAACCACTCACTGTCAACCATTTCGTCTGCTGCTACGCTGTAGTCATTCGCTTCTAGACCTTCACGCATTTTCTTGAACTTATTGAGTTTAGTAAGGCCAAGGTTAAATGACATATCGACAATTGCCTTCTTTACTGGCTCAGGTCGCTTAGCAAATCCCTTGTCAAACTTTTGAGCATCATTGAAGGCTTGGGTGAGACTATGATTGTACAGGGTTTTGATTTCCTTGTCACTCAGTTCTTTACCCTTAAAGAGTTCATTGATATTGATGCCCTCCTTCTTCAGGATCTTTCGATTACCGGCATCTTCTAAATTGAAGCCAACACCAATGGTTCTGTGACCCTTGCTGTCCTTGTATACCTTTGGTTTGACACCCTCATTGAGGGCAATCATATCGTAGTATTCCTGTGCTCGTAGATCCTTTGCTCGCTTGTTTGCGTATTGGTCAGGTGTCATATCCTACATTCCTTGTGTTTGAATTTCACCCATCTGTGCAGGCGTTGTACCTACTCGACCAATCTGAGCATTCTGTGCTTGCTGCATCTGGAAGGTGTACTGACCTGCGTACTTCTCCAGACGTTCGCGGAAAGCTTCATCTTGTTCTAGGCGTTGTGCAATGTCTGGTTGCTGAGCGTACTGCTGGATAGCTTGCAT